CCATAGACTTGCGCATCGCCAGAGACCCGCGCATTGCCAGAGACCCACGCATTGCCAGAGACCCGCGCATCGCCATAGACTTGCGCATCGCCATAGACTTGCGTATTGCCATAGACCCACGCATTGCCATAGACCCACGCATTGCCAGAGACTTGCGCATTGTCAGAGACCCGCGCATCGCCATAGACTTGCGCATCGCCAGAGACCCACGCATTGCCAGAGACCCGCGCATTGCCATAGACTTGCGTTAGATTTTTTTCACTCTCGATGTATCCGCCAAGGTCGCCAATTCGGACGCCTATTTCGGCAATCGCAACCAATGCTCGAATGCGGTAGAGCTTACGTCCAGATGGCGTTTCAACAATGTCATCCTTAACAAGTTCGTATCGCTTGGTTTTCATCTCGACCATCTCCTGTTTCCAAACGTTCTTTGCCATTCGTTTTGGTGGCTGTCAAGCCCCTTGCAATTAATTATTTTACACGGTAGGTTGCTACAAAACAACCTATGGTGACACTATGGATGGTATTGAATTGGTGCGACGAACGCAAAATCTTGTGCGAAATCGGCCTGTTACAAAACGCTATAGAACGATTGCGCGCGATTTGACAGAATACGGCGTCACTGAACAGTGGATAAAAGACTTTATGAGCGGTCGTGCTCCGAATTCCCCCGCACACCGCGTTGAGGCTCTTTATAATTATCTGTCTCCGACGCCACTTTTTCCGAAAGTGTAAGCGTGTCTTTTGAAAATATCCCCGCCGAATTGCGGACGCTAAATCAATGGTGCGTATGGAAATACGCCGCCGTGCCCGGAAAAGACAAACCGACAAAGCCGCTTTATAATCCGAGCGGCTATCTGGCGTCGTCAACAAATCCTGCGACATGGTGCAGCTATGAACAGGCCGTTGCAGCCGCTCGCGCGCTAGAAAGCGAATTTGACGGTATAGGGTTCTTTTTTTCTGAAAACGATCCTTACGCCGGAATTGACATTGACGCGACAAACGACGCCACGCATCGCGAATTGCACAATAGAGTGTGGGCAGCTTTTCCAAGCTATACCGAACGCAGTCCGAGCGGCACTGGTTATCATATAATCGTGAAAGGCAGCTTGCCCACGGGCAAACGGCGAATGTCGGTCGAAGTCTATTCGTCAGCTCGCTATTTTACGATGACTGGCGATGTTGTTCGCGATGCACCGATCATAGATTGCCAAGAAAATCTGGACATTCTTTGGCAGGAAATGGGAGGCAAAGTTGATCCTTACGAACAAACAGAGGACGGTGGACAACTTAGAAGCGACGACGAAATTGTAACGCGCGCTGCATCTGCTGAAAACAAGGATAAATTTAATCGGCTGATGGAAGGCGATATTAGCGGTTATCTGTCGCAATCCGAAGCGGATCAAGCTCTGCTTAACATATTGTCGTTTTATACAGACAGCAAATCGCAAGTTGCGCGCATCTTTTTCAATTCGCCTTTAGGCCAGCGCGAAAAGGCGCACAAGCATCCGTCATACGTTCGCAATTCAATTGCTAAATCGTTCGACCGGAAATTGCCGCCTGTTGACATGAAAGAAATAAAAGAAAAACTAGCTGAACTTGTCAAAAAGCCGCTCAAAGAAACAAAAGAATATACCAATCCCGAAACCCCTTGGCCTCCCGGTCTTGTCGGCGAAATAGCGTCTTACGTGTACGCGCAAGCGCCGAGGCAGGTTAAAGATATTGCACTTGTCGCCGGTCTGGGGCTTATGAGCGGTATTGCGGGACAGGCATTCAACGTGTCAGGTCAAGGTCTGAACATGTATTATATGCTAATAGCTGGAACCGGGCGCGGCAAGGAAGCCATTTCGAGCGGCATTTCCAAAATCCTGAACGAAATTTCAAAGTCGCATCCACATGCTCGCGATTTCATCGGACCCGGCGATATGGCGAGCGGTCAGGGACTTTCAACATGGCTCGAATACAATAGCTGTTTTGTTAGCATCATCGGCGAGTTTGGCATACGGTTGCAGGCAATTTGCGCGCCGAACGCGCCAAGCCACGAACAAAATCTGAAAAAAATGTTTTTGGATTTGTATCACAAATCCGGCTACGGGATGAGTTTGCAACCCAGTGCGTATTCGACAAAGCAGAAGCGCGAACATGTCATAATTCATCGCCCTGCTTTTTCAATGATCGGTGAAAGTACGCCAACGCGATTTTACGAAGCGTTGGATGAAACGCTAATTGCGGACGGTCTTATTCCGCGAATGCTTGTTGTTGAGTATGACGGCGATAGAACTTATTTGTCAGAAACGCATACGAATGCGGAAATACCAAAGTCCATGACAGATAAAATTGTCGAATTGGTGACACAATGCAAAAATCTAACGATGCAAGACAGGGTTGAAAATGTAAGATTTGAGCGCGAAGCCGAAGAACTTTTGCAGCAATTTGAAGTTCGCACAACAGATTTGATTAATGCCCACAAGGGTTCAGACGTTATCGGCGAGCTTTACAATCGAGCGCATTTGAAAGCTTTGAGGCTTGCCGGTGTCGTCGCGGTCGGCATTAATTTTTATGCTCCGACCGTTTCAAAGGAAATTGCCGAGTGGTCAATTGCTTTGGTCATGCGCGACGTTAACAATATGCTGTTTCGATTTACCAGCGGTGAAACCGCTTCTGTTCATACCGGCAAAGAAATGAAGCAGGTTGAACTTGTGCAAAAAGTCATAAGCACTTGGGTTCAGCATCCTGAACGCATAAAAGGTTATCAGGGTGATCCTGAAATGATTAAACAAGGGGCGATTGCTCTGTCGCCGCTTTTGGTTCGTTGTGGGCAAATGAAGCTATTTAAGGAGGATCGGCGGGGAACCCCTGACGCAGTGCGCGCAGCGCTCAAGGTGATCGAGGACGCGGGCGACATTTACGAACTCAAGCGCGTCGAAGTCAAGGCGCGGTTTGGTCGGACGGCGGCGGCGTATCAGATTGCCAATGTTGACAAATTCAAGTAGGCTTTCGCTTTCTTTTCAGGAGCATTACAAATGCCGCAGAACACTCAAGAGCAAATCGACGCTTTTAACAGAGCCAAGGCCCGCGCAATGCTTGCCAACGCGAAAAAGCGCAACGCCAGCATTGCCAAAGCTCAATCGAAAGCTGCGCCGCCTTCAAAGGGCGAAGGGCGAAGTATGCTTGAAAAACTTATGAGTAAAATTCATCCGCTCGGGGCAGCGCGTAAGAAAATCATAGACAAGGTTGAAGAATAATCAAACTCTGGCAACATAAATATATTTTTGAATTGCTTTTGCCGCATCTTCCCAAGATCGGCAAACGACAGCTTTGTAACCGATATTGTTTGCGTAAGTTATAAACTCGTTTTGTTTTTCTGAGGTGCGACCTTTTGTCGGTTTTTTCATTTCGATGTAAAGTCCCGCTAAAACTATAAACTCTCGCGTTGGAGAGTTGGCAACTGGCAGCGGCAAGAAAATGTCAGGAACGCCTTTTTTGACGCCTTCGGCTTTCATTCTCCCGGCTGTGATTGCGTTTCGCGCGCCGCCGTTCGGAATTGCGTGTAACCAGCAAAGTTCAGGAACCGGCCATGCTGTAACGTCGGGCGGTGTCTTGTAGCTTTCAGGGTTCCAAGCGGCCTCGAAGCCTCGCCGTTCGGCTATGGCGGCCCACGCGAACAAGGCTTTTTGATGGGCGCTTTCGCTTTCCGGTTTGGCAATTTCCCAAGGGGTCATTTTACGGCCTTTCGAACACTGCCGCTATTTTCCAATATTTTTAGCCACCACGGCGCGCTTTGCATTGGAAGAATTATTGTGCCGTCGCGTTGAAGGCGTTGCGCAGGCGTTAGCTTGACAGGTGGTTGCCAATTGTCTTGGCCGGTTCTGGTCAATCGCATTTCGCTCCCTTTCCTATAAAATCCGCCAATTCTAAACTTTCGAAAATCAAATCTTTGTTTCCAGCGCGGCGGCCTTCCTGAAATGTTGATAGCGCCATGTCCGCAATCTGTTGAGGGGTCCAATTGGACAACTCTTTGAATTTTGATATTGACATTTTCAAAACCTCCTGTTTTGAAACTCTGTCGCTAAAAAGTTAACAAACGGTTATTTTCGTATCTTGCGAGGAAGGCGCAGCGAAGCGCGCCAGCATGATCCACGTGTCCGTCATTTTAGGTTCCCTTCCAGCGACGCGGCGGCTGGCTTGATCGGGGGGTAGTTCGGGCCGATGCCGCCTTTCAGCGATCAGGGCGGCGATGGTCCCCACGAAGCCGGACGCGACGGTATGGAAGCCGTCCACTTCTGCCGCATATCGGTTCAACAAGTTCGAGGCAAAGCTGGCGAACTTGACCCGGAACCAACTATTTCCATTTGGGAAATAGTTCGCCTCGAAGGGGGCGCAGCCGTTCGCGGGCCTGTGCAGACCGCTCCGTCAGGCCAGCGCTTCGCCTCGAAATAGGCGCGGTTCATCGTTTCCACTTCGGCGAGGGACTGCCGCCTGAATTTGCGACGGATTAAAAATGTGCAACCATCCGTCGTCGTGTTCAACAATGACGCGTTCTTCGCCGCGCGAAGTTTCGACGCTTCCTCGATATGTGCCGGGAAACGGATAGCCAGAAGTTTTGACAACACGGTCGCCAATATTTAATTTAGTCATTTCACCACCTCGCAGACGCGCTCGGCAACAAGTTCCTCGTCGATAATCGCGAAGAATGTTTCGGCGAGTTCGATACGTCGTTGGTTGGTTAGCATGATTTGATTTCCTCTTTCTTCTCCGAAATGAAACCGAAAGTTGCAAGGTTTTCAAGGGCGCGATCATAGCGAGCAGCTAGTTCGGCTTCCCATGCGGCCTTGGCGTAGTCTCTAATTTCTCGCTTGCGTTCCATGGTGCGTCCTATCAAGTTTATTCCAGTTAGTCAATCTCTATCCAGCCGTTTCCGTCGCAATCGCAACATTCGACTTCCTTCATGATCCAGCCGGACGCATCGGTAAATTCTTCGATGCCGGTTCCGTTGCAATGTTCACATTCAATCTTTCCCGTTTGATTACCAAACGCGCGAAGCGCTTGAACCAAGTTGTGATATTTGTCATTGGTCATTTCCTGCATCTCTTATTTCCAACTGATACGCACGTTTTAAGCTATGCTGGAAATTATGTCAATCAGAAAATGCACAACGGCAAATTATTTTTCACGTTGCCCACATCGTTTTTGGATCAAATCGGCGGCCATGATTTGCGTCGTTAACAGCCTCAGCTAATCCTCGCCACTTCGCAAATTTCAAATTCAGAATGCCAAAGCACGATAAATTTGCGGCCCAAAATTTTGCCAACCGTGCTGGCTTGCGTTCGCAAAGATGCCTGTGTTTTTTCCAATTTTGAGACAGGAACCACGAAGCTCTGTTCTACTTCCAGCGCCTCAAATGGATATTTTGAAATGCGGCGCTCGGTTTCATTTTCTGCGTTCCGCCTCGTTTTCATTCGGTCAAGCGCTTTGGGCGAACTAGGATAAATTTCGTAACTGGACATTAATAATATCTTTCGCTTGTCATTAACACCAAAAAATGTTAATTACATTGCAGTTAATGAGGCCGAAGCGGTATCATTAACAATTGCCAATGGGACCGAAACGGTATCATTAACAAGGCTAAAAAATTGTCATTAACATTGAAATGTAATTAACATTCGGTTTGTAATTTAGACTTTTCGGCTTGTCAATAACATTTTTTTGCCCACATTTTGGCCGCGCGGCTGGCCTTCGACGGGATTTATATAGGGCCTCGTATAAAAGGTCCGTCCGGCTAAGTCGTTGAAGTTAAATGGGAATTTGGCAAAGCTTTTATGGGTCGAAAAGTGGCATATGAATGGAATTGTTCAATGTTTTCAAATGGTTAGGTGTGTTTTATATGGATTTTTATACTTTTGCTAAAAATAGTAGATAGTTATTAATTATACAAATATTATTAACACCCAAATTCTCGGGATGTTAATAATACGTGTGTTACTGTACTACTACACTATATATATATATATATATATATATAATATAATATATAACTATAAATAAAAAGAGAATTTTTCCCTCTTTTCCGTGCCTCTCCGGGCAAAATCGGAAAACACTAATTTTCGACCCTTTTCAGGCCCAATCTATATAAGGATTCGCGCAAACCCGCAGAAAAGGTACTGTTTCACGGGAATGTTTCACGGCCAAAATCGCACTAAAAACAACTTTTCTCGCAGAATATGCAAAAATGTGGGCAAACTGAATTTTTTCGCTTGACTAAGTTTGCGGTTTGTATATGGTGGGTTTCAACGGATGGAAGGAATTTTGAAATGACCGTTATCAACGCAGATAGCTTCGAAGCAACCACCGCTGAAACTGTTTCTTATAGGGTTATCGAAACCGGCACGGTTGAAGTTACGTTGGGTCATGAAACTCGCCGCGTTGAAGCGCAACGCCGGACGACGTTTGAAGGCAGCAATATTTCGATTGTGGCTTCCGGCTTTAGCGGACGTTACATTACTGACGCGAAGCGTTGGCCCACCGTTGTTCGCATGGTAATTCGGTCGGATGGCCGCCAAACCGAAACTGCACACTTCCGTGGCGACCCTGACCCGAAGCTTAACAAAATGCGCGCTCTCTCCTTCGCAGCGTAATCGACACTGGGGCGGCCGGAAGGCCGCCCCAGACCAACCCGAAAGGAATTTGAAATGCTAACTTGCAAAGAAAGGGAATTATATACTTGACTCCCGAAATACTTTCGGGTAGATATCTTCTTGTCATGTGGATAACCCTGTGACGAGAAAGGATGTTTTGATATGACGAAGCTGACTGAAACGGAGGCGCAAGTCCTTACTGAACTGGACGGTGCGCCGGACAAGACCTTGCGTGAGGCCACATTGCGGAGTTGTGCTCCGCACATCGGCATCATGCCGCGTCGGCTGCCTTTGGTGATGAGCCGCCTGATGAAACTCGGCTTCGTGGAGAAGAGCGAATATCGTGGAGAGACGACACCCCGTCGGTTCAACCTTACCCCTACCGGCGAAGCCGCATTGAAGGCGTGGCAGGACGACGTGCCGGAGATGACGGTGTTCTGATGAGCAAATCCACCATCAGCACCTTTGAACTGTTCCAGATGTTCCCTGACGCCGAGAGCGCCCGCACCTATTTCGAGGCGAAGCGCTGGCCTGACGGAGCGGTCTGTCCAGCTTGCAACGAGGCGGAGCGCATCGGCACCCGCAAGGGCGGCTTCTACCGCTGCAACGCCTGTCTGACGGACTTCACCGTCCGCACCGGCACCATCTTCGAGAAGTCGAAGGTGCCGCTGCACAAGTGGCTCTACGCGATGTATCTGCTGGTCACCGCCCGCAAAGGCATTAGCAGCCTTCAACTCGCCAAACAGATCGGCGTCACGCAAAAGACGGCCTGGTTCATGCTCCAGCGCCTCCGTGAGGCATGTGGCAACGACCCGACGCAACTGGCGGGCGTTGTCGAAATCGACGAAACCTACGTCGGCGGCAAAGAGGCCGCGAAACACGAGGACAAACGCCTGAAGCTCGACCGTCTCGCCAGCTTGTTCAGCGCGGCCATTGGCCGTCGCCTCACCTACAAGGAGTTGATTGCATGCCGGTGATATGGTGCACCGTCTGCCGTCAGCGCGTCGATGGGGACGACAAGGAAACGCTCTACCGCGATCACAACGGACACACGCTCGACTGTAGCTGGAACGCGCTTGAGAACCCTGACAACACGCCGTGGCGTCCGGGCTATCGCTTCGGAGTAGAGCAGGATTCAAAAAACGGTGGGCGTGGCAACTATCACATGAACACGCGTCGCTATGGGGTCTATTTCGAGATTGATCGTGATGGCCTGCTGCGATGGACGGGCGGCGTGAGGCCAACCGAGTACACACAAGAGCTTGTCGAGGACATGTATGCCCGAGGCAGGCCGGGGAGCAACTACGCATGACCGACCGCATCAAAGCCATTCTCGACGCGGCGACTGACCGCGTGTTTGCCTACCGCCCAAAGGACAAGGGCGAGTGGGCGAAGCGCACGGAGCGGCGCGTGAAGCGCCAGCGCAAGAAAGCCGAGAAGGCAGATGATTAATGGTTTCGGGAGTCATCTATATAATTCCCCAAAGAAATGCGAGCCGACTGCGAACGTCGCGCAATGCTCGCCCATATCATCGCCTGTTCGCTTCCCGAAGATTTGAACCTTTACGCAAGCGAGTCGTACGTGATAAACCGCATTGGCAGCGGCGACGATGTTGAAATGTCGAACGCAATCGTTAAATGTCAAAGTCACTGGGACGCAAGTCTTGTGCTCATCGCCTACTCAAACCGGAAAAGGCTGTCGAAATGCTAAGGCTCATCAGATACGCTTACTGATGACGCACAAGCAAACTCTAACTTGGACCAAGCTCGCAACGTCCAAATTCAAAGCCTATCGCGCAATCAGTACGTTCGGCGAGTTTGAGATACGAAGTCGCAAGTCTCGCATCTGGACGTGCTGGCGCGATGGCAAAAAACTTTGGCGTTACACGTACATCTCAAAGCAACAGGCCATTGCCGAAATTGAAAACTGGTATTATGCCAGCGACGAGCAACGCCAACGTATGCTCGAAAGGCCGATTGATTTTGTCGATTTGCGAATTTTCAACGGGAAGGACGCATGAGCGTGTCAAATTCCAATTCTAAGACACTATCGAGCGCCAAAAGCCGCTCGACTGTTGCCCGCGTACCAAAAAGCTCGATTGGCGCTCAGTGGGCTTCTCAGGGCGCTTTGTCTCAAAACAGGACAAAAATTGAAACCGCGGCAACTCGCCGGGATAAACTCGTCGAAGAACTGAAAAACGAACTTCGCTGGTTTGGTCCCTGCAAAAACATGCCGTGGCGAAACGACCCGCTTGCGCTGGCGATGCACGCGCGGAGGATGAAAGAGATTTGCAATGAAGCTTGAAATTGAAACGGGACGATCCGACGAGGAGCTTGCGCAATTCAATCCGACGCTGGCCCGCGATTGGTTCGATTGCGGTTTTGTGTCGCTTGCTGAATTTCAACGCTGGTCGCGAATCAGACGAAAAATATTTAACGAAAAGAGCGCGAAGCAAAATCGCATAACCTACGTTGACAAACGCAATCCTAATAATTAGGTTACGAAATGGTAAACGAGGAATGGAGATGCTTGAAACAATTTACAACAAGATGAAGGTCGAACCGTTTTACGCAATGGTTAACCCCGGCGAGGCCGCCGAACTGGCGGCTTGCGGTTTGGTCGAACTCAATCACGACATTGTCGATGACTTCGGAAGCGTTGCGGCTCGCCTTACCGCTTCTGGAATTTTGGAATATGAAAATTCCAGCAAAATTGCTACAAAGACGAAGGAAAAACGCATGAATTTTGAAGTTACCAAGGGTGGTTTTGAGCCTGCTCCGCGCAAGACGTTTACTCGCGAAAGCAAGTTTCCGTTCGACGCGCTTGAAGTCGGCGACAGCTTTTTCGTTGCTGACCGCGACGCCAAGTCGTTCGCTTCGACCGTGACGGCAGCCAATCGCAAGTATTCGGAAGAAACCAACGAAACTGAAACTTACAAGTTTCGCGGCGAAGAACACACCCGCGCCGTACGCAAGTCGCTTCGCAAGTTTGCTGCGAAAGATGTTTACGGCGGTGTGCAGGTGGGACGCGTCGCCTAAGTAGCGCGCTTTGCCTGTTGGCGCGCTCGGAAAAGGGTCACTCGGAAACGAGTGGCCTTTTTCTTTTTGCCGTGATAGACGGCCATGATTAAATTTTAGGCGAACAAAGTTTTCGGGGCAGATGAGCGGCAATCGAACCATTCAGGAGCAAGTCGACAGAACCCGAACTCAACTCGGTTTCTTCCTGATCGGTTCGTTCGTCGGCGCACTGATTGCGCTGACGCTCAAAAACATGCCGAACGCCAACAAGGATATTCTGACTTACATGGTCGGTCAGCTTTCCGGCATGGCAACGACTGTGTTAGCATACTACTTCGCTAAAGGGGCAGGACAGGACGCACAGGACGCCAAGAAAGCCGAGAATACAGCCAAGGCGTTCGACGCAATCGCAGCCGCGCAAAATGTGGGCAACATTGAGCAAAAGAACGTCAAATCCGATGAAATCGAAAAGGAATCGTCGTGGGATTGAACATAGACCAGATTATCGAAGACATTCTTAAGGCCGAAGGCGGTTATGTTAACGATCCTCGCGACCGTGGCGGAGAGACAAATTTCGGAATAACGCTGGCGGTTGCGCGTCAAAATGGCTTTCACGGCAGCATGAAAGACATGCCGGAAAGTTTCGCCAGACTTGTCTATCGCAAGCGTTACATCGAAGCGCCCGGATTTCATCTGGTTCTTCCTATCAGCGAAACAATTGGGGCGGAGCTTGTCGATACCGGCGTCAACATGGGGCCATCGGTTGCTGGCAAGTTCTTGCAACGCGCGCTAAATGTGCTTTCGCCGCACGAAATTGCGGTCGACGGTGTTGTCGGTCAAGGAACCCGCAAAACGCTGGAAGCTTATTTGAAACGACGTTCGGATGACGGCGAAAGCGTTTTGCTAAAGACTTTGAATTGCCTGCAAGGCGCGCGCTACATTGAGTTGGCGGAAGCCAGACAGCAGAACAAAGCGTTCATCTTTGGATGGATCAGGGCGAGGGTGAAAATATGAACATTGACGACGTATTGGCCGAACGCAGTGTTCGTTATGGTAATTTTAGCGACCACGCGCTCATTGCACAAGAATTGCAAGACGTTATGCGCAACGCTGAAATAAAAATCGAAAACGGCCAAAGTTTGTTAACTTGGAACCGCTTGTCAATGGTTCAGAAACAGGCGCTAACCTCAATTGCTGACAAAATTGCTCGCATCCTTTCGGGTGATCCGCATTACGATGACAATTGGCGCGATATTCAGGGTTATGCAAAACTTGCGCTCGACAATCTTCATTTTCAGGAGCCGCGTTTGTCCGAAAAGGTATAGACGTTTTGCAATAAAGCAGAGTTATCCAAAGTTGGAACCCTGAAGATGATAAATAAAATCCTAGCCGGAACAATTCGCCACGTCCCTTTTATTTTGGCAGGGGTCGTTCTTTTTGCTGTTTTGTTTATAGGGAAGTGCGTCTATGATCGAAATTCTAAAACGCGCGTGGAACTTGGCAAAAATCAAACTGACGCAGCTTTGGCGAGCGGCAAGGATGCCGTTTCGACGATTGCCGAGACGCATTCTGACGAAATTGCTACTGACAAAATAACCAGTGAGAACGAAAAGGCTATTCGCAATGCCAAGGGGTCAAATGAAGTTGTTTCTTCTCCTGCCAATGACGCTGGCCTTGCAAGCTTGTGTCGGCGCGCCGCCTATCGTAAGCGCCCTGAGTGCATGCAGTACGCTGATCCCCGCTGAGTGGCGCGAAGGCGTCGACGGCGCGCCGTTGCCGGTAGGCGGCACGGTCGGTGACTGGATCGTGTTCGGGGATGCGCAGACGGCGCAACTGGACAAGGCCAATGACCGCCAGTCGGCCACGATTGGCATAATCGAGCGTTGCGAAGCAAGGGACAAAGCGGCGGTCAAAAAATCGCGCCCCAAGTTTCTAGGGATTTTCTGATTGCGCGGCGTTTGCCGTTTCAAGTACGTTGCGTTTTTCGTGGAGAGCTAATTGTGTCAGACCCGCAAGTTTTTGTACCGACAACAGAAGAACGGGTCGCACATCTGGCCGAAATTCAGTCAATGCGTGCTATGACAGAGTTGTTGCGTAACATCAACGTCACCATGGCGAAGATGCAGGAAGTTGTCACCGACACCAGAGAACGCCTTATAAAGTTGGAAAGTAGCGGAATAGGGCGAAGTATTGACGGTCTTAGAAACGAAGTCGACATTTTGGAAAAACGCGTCGACAGTCTGGAACAGAATGAACACAGACGCACAGGCATGTTTGTACTGGCCGAAAGTTTCAGGCAATGGGCACCTTGGCTTTTAGCCTTTGGGGCCGGAATGTGGGCATTCTTAGAAAGAACATGACCGAGCGCGTACCTATTTACGAAGGCGAGGACGAACTTGCGCTTAAAATGGCGTTTGCTCACCATTGGGCGAAAAATCCTCACAAACACGGTCGCATCGGCTATGACATTTTCGTCGACGACTGGCGAGCACTCCCCGCAAGCATTCATTGGCCGTCCGATGCGGTTGTACTTGATGAATTTACGCGAGCGACGCGGGAAATTCCGGGAAAGGAAGAATTTGCCCGCGAGGTTTTGAACTATGCTCGGGATTTGCGTTCGCCGACAGAACGCATAAACGCTTTCAAGCTGTTTGCTGATATGTGCGGCTTTACCAAGGCGCAAGCAACAGACATGAGCAAGGCCATTCCGAACACAGTCAAGGTTGAATTTGTGTCGTCGACTGGCGAAAAACGAGAGTTGAATGCAAATTCCTGAGGCGTTTTCATTTCTGTTCGATCCGCCGCTGGGATCAGTGCGCTATCGGGCTGCACACGGTGGACGCGGTTCGGCAAAGTCATGGAGTTTTGCAAGCGCACTTTTGACGCACGGAATGCAACAACCGCTTCGCATAGGTTGCTACCGTGAATTGCAACGCTCTATTTCAACATCTTCAAAACAAATACTCGACGATGTTATCAAGCGCGAAGGCTGGCATAGCTTTTACAAGTCCACCAAGACGGATATTGTTGGCGTCAACGGAACATCTTTTATATTTGCAGGTTTGCGCCACAATATTGATAGTATTCGTTCGACCGAAGGCATTGACATTGCTTGGATAAGCGAAGCTGCGAAAGTCAGCGCAAGTTCATGGGACGTGCTAAGGCCAACAATTCGCAAACTGGGGTCCGAAATTTGGTGCGAGTGGAACCCTGACTTGCCTACAGACCCTGTTGACGACATGTTTCGCGGCGAAAAAGGTCCGCCGCCAAACACTTTAATTCACGAAGTTAACTGGAACGACAACCCTTTCTTTCCTGAAACTTTGCTTGCCGATATGGAATACGATAAGCGGAGGGACAGTGACAAATATAATTGGGTGTGGAATGGAAACTATCGAAAAAATAGTCAGGCTCGCGTATTCAACAATTGGAAAGAGGAAGAATTTGATGCACCTAGCGATGCTGTGTTTAGGCTTGGTGCTGATTTTGGTCATAGCCTTGAAATAACCGGTGATCCTTCTGTTCTGATCCGTTGTTACGTCGACGGCTTCAATCTTTACATTGATTATGAGGCATACGGGCACGGTATCAATATTCGCGACTTGCCGCAGCTTTTTGAAAGTGTGCCGGACGCTCGCCGCTGGATGATAACCGCCGATACGTCGCGGCCTGAAACAATTCGCTATCTTCAGGGCGAAAAGTTCAAGATGCAGGCTGCGATAAAAGGGCCGCGTTCTGTCGAGGAAGGCGTTGAGTTCTTAAAGAACTACAACATAATTGTTCATCCGCGTTGTATAAACACAATTCGCGAACTTAACGCCTACAGTTACAAAGTTGATGATGTTACAGAGCAAGTTCTTCCTATTTTAGAAGATAATAATAACCACGTTATTGATGCTTTGCGGTATGCTATCGAAGGCGTCCGCTTGAGCGGAAAGAAAAGGGAAGAAGCCAAACGCAGCGTCATTATTCAATCGCCAAATGCATGGATGCAAGCATGAAAAAGCACAAACTTCGCGTTATTGAAAAGGCAATGCCTGCCGTCGATAACGAATGCTATGCGCGTTTGATCGAACTGGCTAGGCGAGCTAAACGCGGTGAAATTCAAGGTTTCGCCGCGATGGCAATAGCATCTTCAAACACCGGACAAGTCGATACTGTTTCGTCTTGTTACGGAGGAGAGGGCATCCGACGAAATGTTCATGCTGTTATCGGCGGAATTGAAAATTTGAAGTTGAGATTTATTAAGGATTTTGACTTGTGACGAGACTTGAACAGCTAAAGGCTAAATTTCGCGCTCGTGAGGGCAAAAAGGAATACGAAGAAAACGTAAAAATGCTGAAACTTGAAATCGAAAGACTGGAAAAATTATGAAGCGCGTAGACGAAGCGGCGGAACTGATGAGCCGGGAAGTGCCGCGCAGCTTGATAGCGGAGAAAATGGGCGTCAAGGTGACGACGGTTGATACTTGGATATATCGCATTAGGCAAAAATTAGGTTGTCAAGCGGTGTAAAGCAAAATTAGTCGTGACCGATGGCTAGAAACTCAATTGCCGCTGACGACCCTGTTCGCCCTTTTGACGGAGAGGCGGACGACATTGAGGAAAACTCCCGTTGGGTTCCAAACGAGTTCGGCGACGAGGACGAATTTCACCAGCACGTCTTGAAGCTGCGCCAAAACGCGCTCGACGCCGATAGGCTGAACCGTTACGCGGCGCTTGATGACTTACAATTCGTGGCCGATTTCAACGGGATGCAGTGGGACGAAAGCGTCCGGGCCGCTCGCCAGTCACAAGGCCGCCCCTGCATCACAACCAACGTCTTGCCGCAGTTTATCGGTCAGGTTGTGGGCGACATGACGATCAACAAGCCTGCGATCAAGGTTCGCGCGGCAGAGGACGGCGACAAGGACGTTGCGGACATTCGCGAGGGGTTGATCCGGGCTATTCAAAATCAGTCCGACGCGCAGCGCATCTTTGTTCGTGTGGGCACAAATCAGGTGTCTTGCGGCATCGGCAACTTTAAGGTTGCTCTTGATTATTCAAATCGCGAAGTGTTCGATCAGGATATTTTCATTCGCGAAATTCCTAACCCTTTGGCGGTTATTTGGGATCCCGGTTCGATTGAAATTACCGGCAAAGATGCAATGTATTGTTTCGTTGACGATTTGCTAAGTCTCGACGAGTTCAAACGCGAATGGCCCGACGTTCCAGCAACGCCTGTTGGCGATGAACTGCCGGTTCAGGATATTGAAGGTTGGTATTCGGGCAATACCATCCGAATTTCAGAATATTGGGCAATTCACGAAGAACCCGCCACGATTGCCATGTTTACGGACGGTTCGACGCGTTATATCGACCCGGACGAAGAAATCGACCCTTCGCAAATCATAAAGCAGCGCGAAACAACGCGGCGGTTTGCCGTCATGTATTTGATGACCGGCGCGCAATTTCTTGACGGCCCTTATCGGTTGCCAATCGACAGACTTCCGATTTTTCGGGCCACGGGTCGTGAAGTCTATGTATCAAACAACCGCGTTCGCTACGGTTTGACGCGCTTTATCAAGGATCAGCAGCGCCTTAAAAACTACGCGGACAGCCAGATTGCCGAGTTTCTTTCAATGGCTCCGCGCGCGCAGTGGATTGCCGATGAAATTGCAGTTGAAGGCAGGCAAAACAGTTTCCGAAATGCCCACATGGCGGGCGATCCGCTGCTTGAATTTAATGCTGGCGGACAAATCCAGCGCGTTGACCCGCCCCCGTTTCCGACTGCATTTTTGAACTGGTCGCAGCAGCAATCGCAGGCAATGAAAGACGCCAGCGGTCTGCACGATGCTTCGCTCGGCATTCGGTCAAACGAAACCAGCGGTAAAGCCATTCTGGCTCGCCAACAGGAAGGCGACGTTGCTGTTGTCATGTATCATGACAATCTGAACGCTGCAATTTCAGAAGCTGGCCGCGTCATAAACGACCTTATAGGCTATACTTACGATACAATGCGGACAATTCGCATTGTTGGCGAAGATGACGCCGCCAAAGTCATGCAGATCAACAATCCTAACGATCCCGATAGCCCGAACCTTTCGATTGGCAATTATGACGTTTGGGTTGAAACCGGGCCGTCCTATTCGACCAAGAGAATGCAGGCTGCGGAAAGCATGATCGAGTTCATGCGCGCGGTTCCGCAGTCCGCAATGGTCATCGGCGATCTTATCGCAAAGGCGATGGATTGGCCCGATAGCGGCACGATTGCCGACCGGCTCAAGGCGTCCATGCCGCCTGAGATTTCAGGGGCCGGGGAAGAACCTAGCCAAGAACAGATGCAGCAGCAGGCTATGGCGGCGCAGCAGGCTCAGGAACAGCAACAGTTACAGCAAATGGCTATCGCGCTCGATATGCGCCTGAAAGAGGCTCAGGTGCAGCGTGAGGAAGCTGAGGCGCAACGGGCGCAGGCGGAAGCCATGCGGGCGTATGCAGAGGCCAGCGCGGCATCCCAAGGCGCGGAAAATCGCAAGACAAACGCCGAAGCCGAGAAGGCTGAAGCTCAAGCCGCCGAAGCGTGGGCGCGCGCCGATCTTGCCGACGACCGCGTTCATATCGACCGCGCCGTTGCGTTCAATAAAATTTCTCCCCCGGTGTCGGACGACTGGGAACCGGAGCAGAAGTCCGCGAATGAGGAACAAAATGCCAATTACTGATGTTGAAGGTACACCCGAACAGCAGCTTGCCCGTATGCAAGGCGCAGGTGGCGGTCAGGGCGATCCTGAAAAGGAACAGTTTGTTGACCCTGCGCTTGTAAAGGAAGTCGAAGCCAACAATAAAGCCGAAGAAATCGACGAAGAAAACGACGCCAACGGCGACGACGAAGTTGATGAAGTTGACGAAGAAGGCGACAACGACGACGAAGATGAGGCAGAAGGTTCCGACGAAGAAGAACCCGAAGAAGCCAAAAATAAATCTAAAAAATCCGTTCAATCTCGAATTAACGAATTGACGCGCGAACGCCACGAGGCCGAACGCAGCCGGGATTACTGGCGCACGAAGGCGCTCGAAGCGCAGCGTTCAGTCAATGTGGGCATCAGACACGAAGAACCCGATCCTTCTCGTTATGAATATGGCGAAGCTGACCCGGCTTATTATCGCGACCTTGCGAGGCATGAAGCAAAAATTGCTCTTGACGAAGAACGTAATGCTCGCGCACAAAATGATTACAGCGCGGCTTTGAACGGTGCTTTTGAAGCAACTATTTCCAAAGGTCGCGCTGTATTCGCTGACTTTGACCAAAAGGTCTTGGAAGGTGCGAGCAACGGCTCTTGGGATTGTTCGGAAGAACTGGCCCTACAGATCATAGATAGCGAGAAGGGCGAAGAAATCGCTTACTTTCTCGCTATGAACCCGGCAGAAGCGCGCCGAATGTCGGCACTTCCTTCTCGCTCACTTGCACGGGAAATTGGCAAGCTGGAATTTGCTCTTGAGCAACCCCAGTCAGTTAAACCCAAGGTGGTGAGCGACCTTCCGCCCCCGCCGAAACGGACTTCAAAGGGCAGTCTTCGCGGTAGCGGAGGCTTTGACCCTGAAACCGCTTCGATGGAGGATTTTGATAAGTTTTATCATAAGGTCGGAAACCGCCGCAGATAAAGCGGACTTCTCCCGATGGCAAATACACTTCTTACTCCCTTGGTCTATGCAAAGACGGCGCTTGTACTTCTCAAGAACCAGCTTGTTATGGGCCGTCTCGTCGATACGTCGCTCACCAAAATGTTTAATCAGGTCGGCGACACTGTTTATGTCAAGCGTGACGTGAACTTTCAAATTCGTTCTGGCGCTCAGGCGCAGATGCAGAACGTAACCGAAGGTCGCGTACCTGTCACGATTGACAAGCAGAAGGGTATCGACATCAAGTTCACGGATTTGCAGGAAGCTCTTTCGGTTACCGACCTTCTCCGTTCGAACATTCTCAAGTCGAAAACTGCGCAGCTTGCTCAGGAAGTTGACCGCGATCTTGCATTGTCCACCCTTGAATTTCCATCTTGGGTCGGCACACCGGGACAGCTTATTAACAGCCCGAGCGACTTCAATACCGGTGTGACGCGGCTTAACAATCTCGCCGTACCGATGAATGACCGTTCTGCGATCATGTCGGCGGATGATTATGGCGCGATGGTGTCGTTTTTCACCGTTCCAGCGTTCAATGACAATTCGACGAACCTTGACGCATTGCGCCGCGCAAAGCTGCCGATGCTGATGGACGTTGACGCGTACATGACGCAGAATACGCCGCGTTTCCGCACCGGCACTCGCACCGCAGCAGGGGCCACGCAGATTGATGGCGCGAGCCAGAACGTCACCTATGAAAGCGTTGCGAACGCCTACACTCAGACGCTCAATCTCAAGGGCTTGACGAACGGCCATACAATCAAGAAGGGCGATATTTTCTCGATTGTCAGCGGTACGGCGGTAAACTTTGTCAATCCGCGCTCCAAGGAAGATACCGGCATTGCGGCTCAGTTTGTTGTTTTGGCCGATGTAACCGTCTCCGGTACAACGGCCACGGTAACAATCGCAAATCCGATTATTACCAGCGGCGCTTACCAGACTGTAACGGCTGCGCCGGACAATAGCGCGGCTGTGACTTGGGTTGGCACGGCTGACACGGTTTACACCCGCAACAGTATCTTTCAGGGCGATGCAATCAAACTTGTATGGGCAAAGCCGGTTATGCCGTTCAGCGGTCAGACTGCTTATGCTACGGACCCTGACAGCGGCGTCACCATCCGTTACTGGCGCGAAAGCGATATTATCAACGACGAGCATATCCATCGTTGGGATATTATTTACGGCGTTGCCAACGCTGATCGCCGTCTTGGTACTTCGCTTAACGGTACGGCTTAGCAAGAATTGAATCGGGCGGCTTAACCGCCGCCCTTTTCTTCTCTTTCAAAAGGAAATTTCTAAAATGGCAAATCCTTCAAATGCGTTTCCGCAGTCGCCGCCGAAAGTTTTTGACGACGGCGCGGGGGCAGTTGTCTTGCAGCCTAAGAATATGTCAGTCATTACGACTGGCGTTATTACGACGGCGGCAACGTCCACATCGCCTTTCGGTTTCGCGACGGCTGCGCAGGCCGATGCGCTTGTTACTGCCGTCAATGCAATGCGCGCAGCTTTGATTTCTGCCGGTATTGTTACGACGACAACGGCAACGATTGGTATTTAATGGTTAAGGGGAGAGCGTTCATTGCAACGCCGACATATCGCGGCGAGGTTGTTTGGCAGTATGCTCACAGCCTTTGCAGGGATACAATGTTGGCGGCGCAAGCCGGGTGGTTTGTAGATGCGCCTTGGTGCGTCAATGATACACTTGTTCACTTTGCGCGAAATAAAGCACTGAACGCTTTTCTTACGACCGAGCACGATTACCTTGTTTTTATTGACGGAGATTTGGGTTGGGAAAAAGGTGGTTTGGTAAAACTGCTTGAAACCGAAGGCGACATCGTAGGTGGTCTTTACCGCACCAAAAATGATAATCTTCATTACCCGTTCAACATGCTAGACCAATTGCCGCTTGCCCAAGGGGCTGTCAGCGGACCAGTCGCCAGTGTTCCAACGGGCTTTATGAAGATCAGTCGAAAAACGGCGCACAGAGTTCTTGCTGATTACCCGGAACCTTTCGAGTTTGAAAAAGACGAAAAAGGTACTTGGGGCGAAGATTTGACCTTTTGCAACCGTGCGCGCCGTTGCGGTTTGTCTGTTGTGGCACGAACAGACATTGAGTTTGCCCACATAGGGCCGAATGTCTGGAAGGGCCGCTTTACAGATGACGTAAAGGAACCTTGAAATGACTAAGAAAAAGGTAAAAGTTAATATTAACTTTGATTCTGCTAATAATTTTACTGCATATCGAAACGCAGTTGGCAAAGAAATTAATGTTAACGAACTAAAAAAATACGGCTTTCCTGCCAATCTTGGTAACGACGTTGCTTGGCTCGCTGCAAAGGTTGTTGCTCTTAAAGAGGCTCGCCTAAAAGAACACGAAATGACGCCAAAAGGCTATCGGCAAATGCTTAAAGACTTCGGCTAGTTTTCGTCCAACTTAATGTCGGGGGATTTGGAACTTAAATGACGCTGGCTTCCGACATTATTTTTCAAGGCTATCGGGAAAACAACCTTGTCTCGATAAACGGCGCACTGACTGCGAACCAGACGGCAGAAGGATTGCGCCTTCTCAATTCAATTGTGGGCACGACGTTCAAAAACGAAGTTGGCGAAAATCTGCAAGATTGGCCTGTTGGCAATGTTGGCGTCAATTGGCCGTCCGGTTGGAATGCTGTTTTTTGGCAATATCCGCGCATAAACAGCCGTATTATTTATAATGCGGACAGCCCACAAACTATTTATTTGCCGCCTATGCCTTGCGACGGTTCGTTTATTGCGGTTGTTCCGACAAACGGTAATGTTGTCCTAAATCCGCTAACGCTCGATGGTAACGGACGCCATATCGAAGGTGCGGCCACTCTCGTCATAGATACCGACGCTGAAACCGGCAGTTGGTTTTATCGGGCGGACCTTGGCGAGTGGATTAAACTTAGGACGCTGGTGGCAGCCGATGAAATGCCGTTTCCCGTTGAATTTGACGATTATTTTTCAATCATGCTTGCGGTTCGCCTCGCGCCGCGCAACAGCAATACGGTCGAAAGCGCGAGCATAGAGGCGCTGACGCGCTGGCGGCGGCAAATCGCGGCCCGCTACTCGCAGACCGTTGTTACGCCTGCCGACCCTGCCGTGCTGCGGCTTAGCGAGTATGATGCTACCAGTTTCAACGGCAACGGTCCTTACGGAGCGTTTGGCCCTAACGGGTGGATGCTCTAATGCCGCCCACAAATATTCCTCTCGCCAAAGGCGACTATGACCGCGCTGTTGCGAAAGAGGCGCGCTTGCTGCTTCACAATCGCTATTTCGAAGAAAACCCTTCGCTCACCGAAACGCAGGTTGCGCTCATCGCGCGTCCCGGCCTGCGGCGTTTTATGACGGTGGGCGACGGCCCTATCCGGGCGATTTACAGCCAAGCGGGCAGTTTTGAAAACGCGGCGTTTGTTGTTTCAGGCGACAAGCTTTACAGGCTCGATACAAATGGCGACTTGGCGGTTGCAGGTACGGGCTTGTTTTCGCCCGACTTTGGCAATGTCAGCATGGCGGCAACTGCCTATTTGGGCATAACAACGCCGGAATATTTGTTTGTCGCTGACGGTCGCAATCTTTGGCTCTATGTTGACGACGGTTTTGCAACGGCAACTTTGACAGGTTCAGGAGCAATTTCCAACACAGAGCAAATTGTAATTGGCGGAATTTATTACACATGGACTAATGCAAGCGTTGATGCTGGTTCGCCAGCCGGAACGGTTGGAAACCCGTGGCTTGTCGCTTTGGGCGGCTCCAGCGCAGAGGCCATACAGAATATGGCAAATGCAATCAACGATAGCGGCGTAGCCGGGACGGCATATTCGACGGCGCTTGTTGCGAACACATTTGTAACGATGACTTTTTATAGCGCAAATACGATAGTTGTTCGCGCGATTGCCAATGGTGTTTCAGGCAATAGCATTGCAGTTTCGGAAACTGGCGCAAATCTTGCTTGGAGCGGCGCAACCCTTTCAGGCGGCGGCTCGCCCAGTTTTACAATTGTGCCAATGCCGGATGACGTAGGCGCGGTTAGCGTCGGCTATATCGCCAGCTACGTCATCGTCATCCCGGCGCAAGGCGAAGGCGTCAACGGGCGCTTTTACTGGATCGATCCGGGCGAAACGACAATCGACCCTTTGAATTTTGCAACGGCAGAACGCGCCCCTGATCCTGTTTATTCTGTCGTGGTGTTCGGCGATCAGTTTTGGCTACCGGGCCAAAGCACAACAGAGGTCTGGTATCCGTCTGGCGATTTTGATGCGCCGATGCTTCGCCTTCAAGGCGTCACGTTTGACCGTGGAACTTGGGAAGGCACTGCAATTCAGGTAAAGGAAAGCATGATTATCGTAGATAGCGACGGCGGTGTTTTTCAAATTGGCGGCGGTATTAAACGAATTTCGCGCCCTGACATTGAAGAAAAAATCAGAGTTGCAATACAAATACAGTCTGCGAATACGTGAGGTTTTGAAAAATGTCTATTTTGTGGGCCGATCCGTTCATTCAATACAACAACGGGCAATCTGACGCCATTGACGGCGCTTGGGCAGAACTTACTCGCGCAAATGTCAGCACTACATATATACCAAGAGCCGACACGAAAAGCATGAGCATTACCGGAGGCACAGGCGGCCCTGCTGCTCGTCGCGTTTATGGAACGACTATCGCGGCGGGTACGGCGGCCGGAATTGCCCTTAGGTTTTATTTTCCGCAGCTTCCGGTATCTAATGGGCATTACAGACTTTCAAATTTCAGGTCGAACTCCAACGCCAATCAGGTCTATATTGATTGTACGACAACCGGGCAATACCGCGCCTTTAACGGTTCAGGTACGCTCTTGGGAACAAGCGAACAAGTTATAACGGCGGCTTCGTGGAACCATTTTGAATGCAAAGTGGTAGTTGATAACACGGTCGGAACTGTTGAAATTCGCCACAACGGTATAACGGTGTTGAACTTGACCGGCGTAGATACGCTCAATTCCGGCGACGGCAATATTGGTCAATGGGCGTTTACGCACGAAAGCAATATTAATGGTGAGTATCCTTATTATGTTTCCGAATGTATTGCTTGGGACGGCAACGGAACTTCTAATAATAATTTTCTAGGAACGCAGGGTGTTTACTGGTTAAGGCCAAATGCAGACACTGTTGACGCGGATTGGGTTCCAAGCACAGGCTCGTCAGGATTTGCGCTTATCAGCGTCACGCCGCCAAACGATGCAAACTATATTGAAGCGTTGGCGGTTGACGATACGTCAACTTTTGGGCTTCAAGATTTGCCTGTTGACGTAACTAGCGTGAAAGCGGTTATTCCTTTTGGAAGAATGTTCAAGTCGGACAGCGGCGATAACAATGTGCAAATGAATATTATTTCTAACGCGAGCGTAGCCAGCGGAATTAGCAGACCGGTGACAACGGAGCCGACTTATTGGTGGGACGTTATCCAACTCAATCCGGACGGCAGTGTTCCGTGGTCGCCAGCCGCTGTTAACGCAATGACTTTGCAATATGACAGGACGGTCTAAATGGCGAACAGCCGACTTTCGCAAGGCGGCGCGATTGTTGTAGCGTCGGATGCTGCTTTTTCGCGGTTGTCGCAAGGCGGTTCGCTTGCAGTTGCCAATATTCGTGGTATTCAGGCAAATGCTTCGCAAGGTGGTACGTTTACGGTGGCCGACGCAGAAGGTGCAAACAAGTCTCGATTGTCGCAAGGCGGCGTTTTCGTCATCGCGCGGGGACGTACTGAAAACCCGCGCTTGCGAGCTTGGACATACTCGTTAGACGGTCACGATTATTACGTACTTAGACTAGGCGACAATTCAACGCTTGTTTGGGATAATTATTCTGGCGAGTGGTCCGAATGGTCATCGGGCGGCGGCCTTGACTATTGGCGCGCAAGCGTAGGCACAAATTGGCTAGGGGCCGGTGAGTTTTCGCAAAACTACGGTTCAAGCGTTCTTGTCGGCGACGACAATTTCGGCTTGCTTTGGTTCCTAAATCCAAACCAAGGTTTCGATAACAGCCCCGCACCAGAAGTTCAACCCGACGACATTCCGTTTGAACGAATTGTAATGGGGCAAATTGCTTTGCGCGGAATTGTCGGCGTCAAATGCGACGTTATATATTTGACCGCAGATTTAGGTCAACCGTCGTGGGTCGGTGCGTCAGTTAAACTTGAGGTTAGCGATGACGCCGGGTTTAGCTTCCTTGATGAAGGCTCGATTGTAATTACGGAGGATGACTTTACGCAGCGCGTTAGCTGGCGTTCGCTTGGTCAAATGACAGCACCCGGAAGGCTTTTCAAGATAACTGATGACGGCGCATTTAGTTCAATTTTCAGTATGGATATGAACGACTGATGGTAGGGCGGCTTCAACCTCTCGTTTCGACAATTCCTATCGTTCTTCCGAGCGGTATGCCGACAGACTACTTTATCAGGTGGGCGCAGCAACGGCAAATTGATATTGGCGAAGGCATTACCGCTGCACAAGCTCAACAACTTATTGACGATTGGGCTGCTGCTAGAGAAATAATTGCCGGTGTTGGATTAGACGGTGGTGGTTTTTTGTCGTCAAATGTTACTGTTGATTTGGCAAATACCGCTGTTACGCCGGGTGCTTACACTAACACAAATTTGACTGTTGACGCTCAAGGTAGAATTACAGCGGCGGCAAACGGTTCAGGTGGCGGCGGTGGTTCTTGGACAACGCTTAAAACTTGGAATTTCGCAGTTGACGGGGCGACTGGAACTGTCAATTCTGGAAGTCTTTCCGGTTATAACGATTTAATGATAATGCTTGATGCAGTTACAACATCTTCATCAACGTGGCGATGTTTTAGATGTAGCGTTGACGGCGGTTCGACTTACGATAACGGTGCAAACTATCGTAGTATTGATACTACGGGCACAATTAACGCTACCGATACCGAAGGGTTTTTTCATAGTACAGCATCTTCAGCGGCCAGATATTCGTCAATGTTAATGTACGCAATAAAAGAAACCGCGAAACCTAAAACTTTCTATGGTCCTAGAACAAGCGACGACATTTCGCAGTATTTAAATACAAGTGCTGTAACAAACATTCGTGTTTTTCCTCTAGCGGCGGCCAGCACATTTACCGGCGGAAAAATTTGGATTTTAGCGAGGTGATTTCGCTTTGTAAAAATTTGTCATTTTTGAATAGTTTAATTAATCACGAACAAGTTAGACCTTACATTGGCGGTTTTGGTTATTTGGATATTTGGGAAATAATTGACCAAGGTGTTGCTTTAAGCGACGGTGAAAAGGTCGGTTTCTTTTTCCACAATCGAGACAGCGGAAGATTTGATGCGCACAGTTTTATTTTGCCGGAAGGTCGCGGCAAATACGGAGTGAAATGCGGCAAAGAGGCAATCTGGCAAATGTTTGAAAACCACGGCGCAAGGTTGATAATCGGCAGGACGCCGATTGAATTGCGGGCTGCGCGCATGTATAACCGGCTTGTGGGCATGTCCCCCGCTGGAATTGTAGCGGGAAAGGAAATATTTTATGTCGCTAGGTAGCATTTTTGGCAAATCTGCCAAATCGACAAGTTCCAGCAATAATCAGGCCTATCCTTTCATCAAGGATCAGTATAGCGGCGCTGTTGGCACTGGCAATAGCGCCATGTCCACTTTGGGCGCGCTTCTTGGTATTGGCGGGGACACAAACGCAGCAAATAATGCTTTCAATAATTACTTGGACAGCACGGGATACAACTTTGCTCTTAATCAAGGGTCAAAGGCAATTACTGGAAATGCTGCGGCGCGTGGATTGCTACAAAGCGGTGCGACCGGGCAGGCTTTGACCAAGTACGGGCAGAATTTGGGTCAAAATTATTTCCAGAATTATTTGCAGAATGTTTCCGGCTTGGCGAACCAAGGTTTGCAAGCTGGCAATCTTATTGCAGGTGCAGGTAGTCAGTCGCAAAGCAAGAACAGAGGCGGAAGCGGCGGCCTGTTGGGCGCTGCCGCTGGCATAGGTTCGCTATTTTCAGATCGTCGCCTTAAAACAGATATTGAAAAGGTCGGCGAACTTGATGACGGTTTGGGCGTTTACCGATACAAAATGTTTGGCAACGGCGAAAGCGTTACGGGCGTAATGGCCGATGAAGTTGAAAAACTCCGGCCTTGGGCAATGGCTGAACCCGTGCACGGTTTTGCTCGCGTCAATTATGACAAGTTGGAAAGGGTAGAATAATGCCGCTACGGCAACTTCTTTCTCAACTGGCTTCGGGTGCAACGCCGGGTTTCAATCCCAATGCACAGATGCCCACATTTGACGGCGCTCGCCAGCCGCTGGGCGGCGATCCGCGTGTCGACATGCAGACGCTCAGCTTGCCGGATATCGCGTCTCAGAAGCGCTCCAATCCGTTCGGGCGCGGCGGTAGCTTTTGGGATACGCTTGGCGGCATTAGCGACGCTATTGCAGTCAGTCGCGGCGCGCCAGAAACCTACGCGCCGTTTCAGGAAAGACGCCTCGAACGTGAGCGCGAACTTAACACACGGAACGCGCTGGCAAACTTTCTTCAAAACCCGAACGACGAAGCCGGTTTGCAGGCTTTGATTTTGGCTGATCCTGAAAAGGCTTTGCCTTTCATAGCCGAGCGGCAAAAAGTAAATGAACCGCAAGTTATTCAGACGGGCCAAGGTGGCGCTATTGGAATTGATCCGCGAACCGGCGAACGCATTTGGGGCATTGATCCTGTTGTCAAGCCGACAGAAGCAACGCAATTGCAGCGCAATGTTGAATACATCCGCACGTTGAACCCTAAACTTACCGACGAACAGGCCGCGCAAATCGCCATGCAGGGCATGTCTGGCTATCAGTACAGCCCGGAAGGTATTTCGGCGGCTGGCGAGCGCGAGAACGCGGTTGCATCGGCGCGCGCGCGGCATCGTGCGCCGCCAAGAGCATCGGGCGGAAGCGGTCTAAAAAGCATGTCCACAGCGGACCTTTTGCGCGCGCTAGGAAACTAATTTATGGTTACAAAATTCGAAGCCATGCAAGAACTTAGCAATCGCGGCGCTTTGCCTGAACAATATAAGGCGGAGTTTGAAGCCCTACGAATGCAGCAATTTGACGATGTGGCCATGAAAGAGGCTGCTAAAAAGCGCGGTCAAATCTACGGCGAAACCCGAGCAAAAGCTGAAATTGATTTGCCCAAACTTGAGGACCAAGGGGGTTTGCTTATAAAACAAGTTGAAAAACTTGTGAACAGCCCCGGCTTTGAAGGTTCAGTCGGGCTTAAAAACCCGCTTACCGGCAGTTTTGGCTTTGGTTTGACTGTTCCGGGTTCTCCCGCTGCGGATTTCAAAAACCTTCACGACCAAATCGCAGGGCAGCAATTTTTGCAAGCTTTTGAAACGCTAAAAGGTGGCGGCCAAATTACACAAATAGAAGGCCAAAAGGCAACCGATGCAATTAGCAGAATGAAAACAAATTCGTCAGAGCGCGAATTTAGAAAAGCAGCGGACGAATTTATGAGCGTTATTCGTTCCGGTATTGATCGTGCTCGAAATAACGTGAGAATTGACCCGTCGCGGCCAAATCAACCGCGAGCGCCATCTGCTGGTAATCTTGGTGGCGGCGGTCGGCGTTTGTCGCCAGAACAAGCTGCAAAACTTCCAAGTGGAACGCGTTTTCTTTCTTCTGACGGTCGCGTGATGGTGAGGCAATAAATGGCTGACGACCTTTACGCTGGAATTGCTGTTGTTGAGGCCGATCCTTATGCCGGAATTGCAACGGTAGATAAATCATCGTCTGCAAAAGCAAAAGGCACACCAAAGCGTTCGCATAACGTTTCGACGTTAGGTGCGCTTGCTCGCGGCGCTGCAAACAGCTTTTTTCTAGGTTTTCCTGATGAAATAGCAGGCGCAGGTCGTGCTTTGACGCGCGGCACTTTCGGAAACGAAGGGTTTGCGGAAGCCTATAAAAAAGGCCGCGACTATTACCGCGATGTTGAACGCGAAGATAGCAAAATGCGAAGCGGCTCTCGGCTTGTCGGTCAAATAGCCGGAGGTCTGGCTTTGCCAACAGGCGCTGTAGGTCGTACCGGCGCGGCTCTTGCTGGTCGGCTCGCCAAAGAAGGCGCTGCTTACGGGGCGGCCTATGGGGCAGGAGAGGCCGAAAACCTTGGCGACGTGCCCAGCGACGCTGTAACGGGCGCAGCGCTTGGCGCTGGCGTAGGTGCGGCTGTAGGCAAGGGCACAAACGCTCTAGGTGCGCGGCTCGCTCGGCGTCGGTTGATGCCGGAGCCGATGGCGGAAGTTGCAAAACGCCTTCAAGTGCAACCGTCACCCGCAACGGTCGGCGGACGGGCGGGCGAAATTGCACAGCTTGGTTTTGTGAACACTCCGGGCGGAATAAACGCGGTCGCGCCAGTGATCGAGCGCGAAACGCAACAGCTTGGACAAGCCGCCGCACGTGCTGCTACCGACCTTGGGCCGGTTTCAACAAAAGAAGGCGCAGGTCGTGCTTTGGTTAGGGGGCAACAGGCTTTTGACCGGCTAGAGCGTGGACGTGCGGGCGCAACTTATGGTGCGCGAACCCAACTTATGGGCGGAGAAGATGCTCCTGTGCTTATGGCCGAAACGCGCACGGGCCTGCAAAATATAATTGACGAGTTTCCATCGGGCGAACCTTTGCTGAATGCAATTGGAACTCATCCTTCTATTCGAAAAATGGCAACCGCAAGTGAAGAATTAACGCTAAAGGAAGCAACGGAAGCCCTTTCGCATATTCGCTCTGAAAAGCGCAGACTGGCGCAGCAAGGTAATGTTTCTGACATTATCAAGCGACGCGTTAGCGAATTAGAACAGGCTGTTGAAAACGATGTTATGAATGCGGCCAAAGCTGCGGACACGTTCAACGAAACTTTGCGCAAAGGAGTGCCTAGCGCGGTCGATTTGCAACGTGCAGGTGATCGTGAGTATGCAGCCTATAAGCGCATTGTTGGTGGCAGCATGAAAAAGGCGTTTCAGTCGGCACGAGATGACGTAAATGTTGCTCCAGAAAAAGTTTTCGACCAATTCGCCGCCGATTTGCGAGAAAAAGGCGGCAACCTTTCGCGCGCTCGCCAAATGTGGGCAAACCTTCCTAAAGGGGCCCGCAGAGCATTTTCGGCTACCATGTTTGACGATATGGGCCGTGCAATCCCTAGCGCTCAAGACAATGTTGGCGACGTTTGGTCGTCTGCGACGTTCCTTACGAACTGGAACAAGTTGTCCGACGAAGGAAGAAAACTTGTCTTTAGCGACCCTAAGGCAAAGCGGCAGATTGACGATATTGTAAGGTATGCTTCTCGCTTAAGAGATATTGATAAAACCCGCAACACCAGCGGAACTGCTCGCGCGGCAAGTTCAGCCGCTATTGTAGGTTCGGCTGTCACTCAGTTGTTATTTGGTAACGTCGCCGGTGCAGCGGCTACGGCAGCTTCGCCAATCCCGCTCTACGTTCTCGGCAAAGCGTTTGTTCATAACAGTAATAGCCGAAAATGGCTCGAAACCGTAACGAAAGCTGCGGCCAACGATAAGCCGGAAGTGGTTATGAACTTGGCCAGGCAGCTTCCAAGGCTGGCCGCAAAAAATCCAGCGATTGCACAAGACGTAGCCGGATTGCAGCGCGCGCTTCAAGAGGCGTTGTCAGGACCAGCCCGCGTTGCGGCGGAAGAAAATGACGAAATTGACGGGCGTGGCATCAGCGTTCGTTTTTCGGGTTCTGACGAATTTCAATAATTACGGCAAAGAGCAGCAGCAGTCCAATGATCTTTAAGGCTGATGCGCTGTTATTCATTAAAATGTAAAACACAAGTGTCGATATAAAAAGACACATTAGTCTGCGCTCTTGGCGGCTTCCGCCTCATAGTGACGAATGAATGTCCTGATAATTTGGTCCGCAAGCGTCTTGCATTTGCCATAGTCAATATTGGGAACCATCGCTTTAATATCGCGAACAATATTGTCGCGCAGATCACCGGGCATTCCGGTTAGTTCTTCATTCATATCAATTTCCTTCGTTCTTGTTTTTTGTAAAAACCGATGTCATGCAAAACTTGTTCGGCAGTGTTTATATACCAATCGTAATCAATATCCGGCTCTAAACCGCCAAGTTGCATTAAAGGCTTTGCGCCTTCGGTTTTCGGCACACTGTCGCCTTTGAGTTTGTTTATTGTTCCGGTTTCGCCTTTGGCATAATACCAGCGAACAACTTTCCCCAAATAAACACCATTTTTGTGAGCGCCTCCTGTAGCTTTTCTGACCGAAACGAAACGCCGCATATCCTCGCAAGAACATATTGTATCAGATAAAGAACGCCCGAGCGATAAAAACTTTTCGATTGCATCGTTGACAACCAGCGTTTCTGGATTTTTCGATAGTACCGAATTAAGAGCCGATCCTTTTTCGCTGAAAACTCCTTTGGCTTTTGTTTCGCCGTTTGTTTTTATTGCCAAATAGTTGTTAACGTCGCGAGAATAAACAGCTTTGTATTGAGTTTCTTCGGTAAAGAAACCTGTTATATTTTCCCATGTGCCCACAAGCTGTTCGACTTTTGATTTTTCAGACTTGGCGCATTTTATAATTAGGCCGTCAGTATTGGCTGAAATAACAGAGACGCCGCTTTCCTCCAAAAGTTCAATTAGCATCAGCAAGGCAAGTTGGCCTGTTATTGTTGTTTGTATAAGCAAGTCTGGGGCATACAATCTTGAATGTGGCGAACCTAGTTTGCCAAATGTCCCGTTGATTGTGATTTTCAAAGCATCAGCGGTCACTTTGTCTTTGCCTTTTGCCTCAAGCCGTTTTTTAACCAGTTTCTCAAAAACCTTTAGGAAGCTCCTTCCTATGTGCTTGGGATACAATTCTTGATTTAGAATGATAGCAGGGTAATAGCTGGCTACGTCGCGGTCGAGCAGAAGCGTCTCATCGGCAGCAATGTGGCAAATTGACTTTTCGGTCGAGTGAAGGCCGCCGTTCCCCATTTTATAAACCGACTGCCCGATAGCTACGGAAAGCGCGGCCACCGATGGCGGAAGCTGAGGCGAGCCGCCTTTGTCGAGCCTGAAAATCGCGTCTTCAACGGTTGCCAGTGCGGCTTGCAATTGAACCGTCGAAAAAGAAAGCCACTCTGGCCGCTTATAGCGAAACGAAAAATCCTCTTTGAGCTTTGGTTTTCTAATAGGATAGCCAGTCAGTTTTTGAATTTCTGTCGATATAACGACTTCTGCAATTTGGGCGTCTGATTTAGATCGTAAATCTTCTCCGTATTCGCTACCCAATTTTTCGCGCAAAGCAATGTGGGGGCGAAGTTCGTTATAAAGAAGTTCGGTATTATCCAAATCGTTAAAGCAATAATCTGCAATCAGCGCCTTTTGATCGTCGCTCAACGGTTCGTTTGGATCGAACGGCAAATCTTGCATACGCTCGCAATGCAAACGGCCAGCATAAGTTTTCAAACTTTCGGACAGCGGAGCCACTTCAATAATGTCTATATGGTTGTATTTTTGAGAATTGCGAACGCGCTTATCTTCTAAAATAATTTCATCAGAAAGCCGCTTCAATTCGGCAATTGTTTTGCCTTTGACCGCCGCTTCGATAATTGGAATATCGTACTTTAGCGAGTTGAACCCGATAATTTTGTATGCCCACATCATATAGCCAAGGTGTGCAACATCAATATTCATGTACGTTTGGCTGGCAATATGCTTGAAGCCGACAAAAAAGAAATTGGGATAAAGTTCGACATCAAATATAACCTCGTCGCCTAGCGGCCAAGGCTCGGTCGGCCTTTTCTTTTCTGTCGGTTTGTAATCGAACAGGCGCAACTCCTCGCGTTTTATGGTGTAAGGTTTGACCTTTTCGAGTTTTGGGAGGTTATCGAAAAACATTATTTCAAAACCTTTGAAATCATGCCTCTAGTCTTGTTGCCGAAAAACGGCGCTCGATCAGAATGCGTTTCAAAATCGATCGTTGTTGCAACAGTTTTTAATAGCAAAAACTGCTTTGCGTTAAAAGAGCATTTCGCCTTCAAACCTTCGCAATCGTAAGTAGCACCAACCAGTGCACCTTTTGTTTCAACGTAGCTTGAGCGAACTTTATTTTCTTCAAAACGAACAAGGCCGTCCTCCGAAAACTCGCTCATGGCTTTAACAGCTTCAAACAAGGCGTCGTCAATTGCAACAGGCGTTGCAGCCACGTTCAAAACTTTGTCAATATCGGGCCATTGGCCTTGCATCCGCGAGCATCGAATATAAGCGCCGTTTTCATACCAGAACGTCAAAGAGTTGTCCGAAAACCCGAAACCGCAAAGTCCGTCGTATTTTGAAACGATTTGACCGAACCGCCTTGGGACGATCAAATTCGGCGGCATGTTGACGCCGTGCCAGAATTGCAAAATGACGTTGCGGTTTGTGCTTGAGATTGTGCCGCCGTTCAACAGGAATGAAATTTCAACCAGCGTTTCGGCTTCCTCGCGAACAAGCGGCATGAGTGCTTTGAAGCCTTGCCGAATGTCGTCGGTGATCGGCGCAACCATTGGGTCCGGCGCAATCATCGGGATTGTCGCCGGGTCGGCGCAAGGGATGGTCGCGCGCAGCTTTTTGCCCTTGACGACGACGCGACGATTTTCTTGCTCCGCAATCGAGAACTTGTCTCCGGCCAGCTTCAAGGCGCTCGCCAGCCGCTCGGCATGTGGGCACAGCGCCAAATCCTCGCCAATCGGATGACCGATAGCCAAGGAGCCGTCGAACGCGCTCACATAGCCCCCGGCGAGCCGCAAATAGGCGCTGCTGTCAGCGACGCCGCCCGTGGCGGGGAGGACGAAGGAAACGGCTTCTAGAAGGTTCACAGCCCTAATTCCTTAAGCTTGAAATAAATCCGCTTGCAGGCTTGCACGTCGGCCATAGCGTCGTGGGCGTTTTCAAATTCTTCGTTAAAAAAGTGTCTATGTGCTTCGGTCAGCTTAGGCCACTTAAATTTACCATAATTCCCCGGCACTTTACAAATATCAGTTGATTTTTGCATTGTGCAAAAAGTCTGCGGACCCCAAAGAGGGTAAGGAAATTTAAAGCTATTTGTACACATTTCAACGTCAAATTTGATATTGTGGCCTATCAAAATTGAACTGTCCGTCAAAAAGCGTTCGTACAGTTTTTGCGCAATGTGCAGCGGTACACCGTTCGCCGCCATTTCGTCCGTTATCCCATGAACTTCCATAGCCTTCGGATGAATTGGAATTTCAGGATTTACGAGCGTGTTAACAGTTGCAATCGTCGTTCCGTCATCTTTGCAAAAATCCATTGCAATCTGACAAATTCGAGCGGTTGAACCTAATCCGGTTGTTTCGGTATCAAGAAACAAAATCATTTCCATTCAATTCCTACAATTTGAGGATATTTAGGTTTGTTGGTCCAAACGCGAACGGCGCTCGGTTGCCTAGCGTAGCTACATTGCGCCAAAAGCTGTTCGTTCGTTTCAGGCGGAATACCGTGGCATCTTTGCCTGAACCATTCGCGGCCTTTGTGCCTAACAAATTCTTTTTCATTTTCGACGCTAACCCATTCGTGGAAAACTTCGTTTCCGCAATAATACGAAACTTTTATCGAGAACGGCAATTCGTCTTGCCGTTTGTCAGAATTTGCTCGGCGTATGTCGCCCTTGACGTGCTTTGCATAAGTAACGTGCGTCACTGGAAACGTGTCAATTTGCGGCAAATCGGAACGCATTATTTCCTCATTGGCGGCGGTTTTTTTAAGTTTCTGCTGAAACGTAAATTCAAACCCGCAAGCTACGCAAAACCTCGCTGAAAGATGATTGTAAACGCCGCAATGATCGCACTCTTTAACCGGCGCTTCACCCGGCGGCCCTTTGCCTTTCTGCTGCGGAATTACAGGATCATTGATCGGCCCCAAACGCTTTGTGTTTCCCGCAAAATCCAGAACGAGCGCATCAACCTTTCCGGGCGCAACTCGCATCGCGCGGCCACACATTTGAACCCAAAGCCCGGTTGACATTGTTGGGCGCAACATGCCCACAAGGTCAATTGGCGGGTGATCGAAGCCCGTCGTAAGAATATCTTTGTTGACAACACACCGAAACTCGCCGCGTTTGAACGCCTCAATTCGACTGTCGCGCTCACTTGTGGGCATCTTAGAATGCACAACGGTCGTCGGAATATTAAATTGTTCGTTCAGCGTTTTGCACAAATGTTCAGCATGTTCGATACCGCTGGCGAATACGATCCACGAACGCCGATTTTGACCATAAAGGCAAAGTTCCTTTAGAGCTAGATAGTTTACAATGTCGTTGTCAACGGCCTCTTGCAATTCGTGATTATTGAAATCGCCAGTGTTACTCAAACTTACGTTTGAAACGTCAAGTGAAGTCTTGGTCTTTTTCGAAACGAGCGGCGACAAAAACCCTTGGGCTATAAGATGCGCAAAACCTTCCATGTTGCACATATTGAAAGCAACGTCTGTAAAGATATTGCCGTTCGTCAAACATCCTAAACCTAAGCGGTAAGTGGTAGCAGTCAGACCTATGATTTTTAACCACGGATTTGTTTTTTGAAGCTGGCCTATCAAGTCTTGATATGAAGTTTCGTCTTTAGGCGAAACCAAATGCGCCTCGTCAATCAACATCAAATCGCGATGGCCCATGTCATGCTTAATCATGGATTTGACACCGCCGAAAATTATCGGCTCGTGAATTGCGCGCTGTTTCAATCCGGCAGAATGAATGCCAATCGGCGCGTTCGGCCAAATTCTAAGCATTGTGTTGTAGTTCTGCCTAATTAGCTCTTTGACATGCGTTGACATAAGAATTTTTGTGCCGGGATAGGCCGTCAAAGCGCGTTTGCAAATTTCAGCAACAATCAGCGCCTTCCCGGCTCCGGTTGGCAAAGCTAAAAGCGGATTGGCTCTTTTTGGTTGCCCGGTTTCATCTGCGCCCCTGTTTTTAGCGAAATAGCTAAAAATCGTTTCAACGGCTTGAGATTGATAGTCGCGGAGTTGCATTAGGCGGCCCTATTTTTCTAAACTATAGATTGCCATTGCCCGCAACCTTCTTTTACAAAATCCTTAGGGATTACTTTTTCTACTAAGCCGCATTGCCATTCTGAATTTTCAACTGGCTTTGCAAACTTGCAGGAACGACAATTTTTTTCCGGCAAATGATTTGAATGACAAATGTCGTTAAAATGACACCATTTGCATTTGAAAAACGTTGGCGTTTCGCTTATCTTTTTTGGTGGAACCTGACTAAAAATTATTTCGCCGGCTTTGGCGACATGCAAAGCGCCAACCGTAGGATCGAGCGCAACCCGTTCAAAATAAAATTCATCGGTGTTCTTATTGACCGCGCAATAAAGTCCGTTTGGCAAATCGTAGAACGGGCCGTAAGTCTGCATCTGCACAAGGTGCTGAGGTTTAGATAATTCCAAACCGTTCTTTTCAAGTTCTTTAAAAGACTTGTCGCCGTGCGTTTTAAACTCAAGAAGAAATGAACCGTGTCCGGTTATTTGAGCTATACCGTCCAGCGAGCCGCCAAAATGACCATTGTGGGCACTTATGCGAAACTGCTTACCTGTGTCAGGATCAACTTCTTGAACTTGTATGCCCACAAGTGAGAGTGCTTTTACAAATCGGGCTTCCTCAAGTTGCCCGCGTTCGAATAGACGATACATTCGCCCGTCAAACTGTTCTAATTTCAACCAGCGAAATGTATTCCAAATGTAGCGCGAACATTCATGGCCGATGATCGAAGCGCCTAGATGCGACCTATGGCCTTCGCGGAAATGCTCAACGCAAGTAGCATCGACATTTTGCTTTAGTTTTGCGGTGTCCATTTTAAATCTTTCTTCTTAGGTGGCGCATCGTGCAACCTGTCCGGTACTATCAGGGGGGGCACGGCCAATTCCCACGATGCGCCGCCAAAAAAGGCATACGTTCTTCGCCCGGTATGCCAGCGAGCGGGCCATTGCAGGTTTAGCCCGGTGCGCCCCATGGCCCTGCTGCGCCAGCTTGGACACCCCAAGGGTTGTTCGAAGGGGACGCATTCTCCGCAGGCACGGTAAACGTTGGCGTCGGAGGAGCAGGGTTTACCATAGGCGCTGCACCCGCTCGCACTACTTCGCTGGGTTTACGCATATCGCTCGTGTAAATAGCAACAACGTCGGTCATTTCAGGGCGATTTTTCTGCGGACCGATTTCAACAACGAACGGACGCTTGCAAAGTTCGTCAGTGTTCTTGAATTTGAAAACGCCGGTTACATAGCAATAGGCGGAAAGCTGCTTCTGTGCAATCTCAACCGCCATTGCGTTAGAATTGTGGAGGTTGATACGATCAGTATGGCGAACGCCTTTTGCGGGACCGTCAACAGCCTCCATCGTCAGAGCAAGAAAACCACCGTCCCCTTTGTTAGTTGACTTGAGTTCGGTTTCAACAATCATAACCGGATGCTTTCCGATAGGAAGCATTCCCCCGCCGCCATATTGTGGCGTGTAATTAGTTGCGTCAAATTCAAACGATGGCATTTTTACTTTCCTTCTCGATTGTAAAGGTCAATTCCTTTAGATTTGTAAATTGCGTCTGCTAGATAATTCCAACTGTTCTCCTTCGGAATTGCAATTGTTTCGGTCAAATCGTATCTGTTTTTAGCGACCCATTGGGGCGAACGATCAACAGCCAGCATTCGGCCTTGGTTGGCCGAAACTGCCATCTTATGATTGTCCTCTTTGGTTACGAAAAGGGGTTCGTGCATGAAACCGATAAGGTCGGCCCATTGGGTTATAAATTCGCGCGGCCCATAGGTTTTACCGTCTTTTGGCGAATACAAAAGCAATTCCCATTGCAAATATTCGCCGTAAGCAGGGTCGATAACTTTGCTGGCAAACGTATGACACGTAATAACGATGTTTATTTTGGCATATTTTGCAAGCTCATCGCAACGCGCAATAAAATCCTGAAACAAATTTCGCATGTGAACGAACGCTTTACCGTAACCGCCGTGAGCCGTCGCCATTGTCAGCTTTTTCTTTTTGTGGTCCGGATCGGCTTCGATGGTTGCAATTTCTATCATGCGTTCAAGCGCCGTAGCACTGTCAAACACCAGCGTTTTGTGGGCAAATTTACCAGTCTGCGCAGCACCTCTAATTTCGTCCATTAGGCCGATAAGTTGCAGCCACGTTGCAATCTGTGGCGTACGATGGGTGGTGATCGACGCATAGCCGTTTTCCAGCGGGATCAGAAGCGAACCCGGCGCGCCACAAGCAAGCGTCGTTTTGCCAACGCCTTCGGTGCCACTGATGACAATTCGCTGACCTTCAAACGAAGGACCGCTTGTGGTTTGCGCTAGAAGACTCACGATTTAGGTTCCACAATCTCAAAAGTCGGCATTCCCGGCGAAGTTGTCAGAACGCTATCGACAATTCCTTTGATTGCGCGTTGTTGTTCCGTATCTTCTAGCTTTTTGTATTCGCTGATGGAAAGTTCAGCTTTCCATTTGAACAAGCGTTCAGCAATAAACGAGCCTTCATTGCCGATATTGGCAATGCGATTTTCTGCATCCGCTACTTTGTTCTTGTCTGCGTCCAATTTATAATTGGTTTTCGCTGTCAATTTGGCTTTCCAACCATTGCCAATATCGAGCGTGTTTACGCCGTCGGCAGCATCAGGAAAGAGCGAAGTCAAAATTTCATGGCGCAAATTCGCTTCATGTTCTTTGACGGCTTCGAGCGACCTTTTCGCTTCCATCCAATTTGTTAACAATGCGCTCTGTTCGACGGTCAACATTGTTTGTTCTCCGTTGTCGGTTCAATAAATTCGTTCAGTTCGGCCATGCGCTCAAGGTGATCGACGAGAACAAGGCTCTCACGCCCTAGTTGCGTGTCGCCGCGCGTTTCGGCCCAGTGCTTTCGCGCCTGCTCGAAAGTGAAGTAACGACACCCTGCAATCAAACGTGAGCCTTCTGGTGTAGGCGCGACGAGGAATGTATAGCCATCGGAGCGGGTGGCGGCGATGATAGAAATATAAATCCGCGCATCGCCAGAGACTTGCGCATTGCCATAGACTTGCGCATCGCCAGAGACCCACGCATTGCCATAGACTTGCGCATCGCCATAGACTTGCGCATTGCCATAGACTTGCGCATCGCCAGAGACCCGCGCATTGCCAGAGACCCACGCATTGCCAGAGACCCGCGCATCGCCATAGACTTGCGCATCGCCATAGACTTGCG